CGTCGTACGTGACGAGGCTATCGTAAAGCCACAACCCGTCCTGCAAGCCGAACGTGCTGTTGAGGATGATGTTCTTTCCGCCGCACAGTACCTCGTACACCTTCCCGGCGTTGCCGATTACTACGGCGTTCGTCTTCGTGTTGTTGCCGTAGGTTGGATGCGTAGCCGTCACGCTGAACGTGCCGAAGGCGGCAGACGGAATCACGAAGAAATACTCGGTGACATTTGCGTCGTTTGGCCTTACAAAACCCTGCCCGGTCTGCTGCGTGAAGGTGTCTGTGCCGTTCGTAACGGTGATGACGGAGCAGCCGGTCGAAGTTACAACCTTGAGGATGGCGCTGTTCGTGTCAAGCGCCGCTTCGTAAGAACCGGCTACGCCAAAAATGGAGATGCCCTTTCTGATGTTCGCTTCCGCAAGGTTCGCGTCGCCGGAGATGGTCTGCGCACCGGTGAGCCACTTGTTCGCCGCAATGGTCTGCGCCTGAGTCCCCGGCGTAAAGGTCTCTGCGGCTTTCTGCGATTCTTCCGCGATATTTACGGTGACGGCTGACATGCCGTCGTAGCCGGTGTCGGGTGTTACGTTGGTAGATACTGCGGAGATTGCTACGGTTTTCGACTGAAGATTGCTTCCGCTACCGCCTCCGCCGCGTCTGGTAATCAAGGCCTCACTCATTTGCGAATGCACCTCGCTTTGAAGGTCAGCGCCACGGTCGGCGCTTCCTTGGCGTAGAACGTGATGGTGTTCGCCGAAGCGACGGCACGGTAGATGCTGCCCCATGCCGTGTCTTCTGCCACAGCCGTCGCATAATCGTCATCGTCAGGCACAAGGTCGATGATGGGGGAGTCCGTCGAAAGGACGCCGGGAATCGTCACGTCCTGCATATACGGGGCTTCTGTTCCAGTCCACCCGTCAGCCGCAAGCGTGCCGCTGTACTCCACGCTTACGGCTTCGCCAAGCGTGTTGAGCACTGCCTGAAGCGTGGTGTTCTGCCCGCCGCTTGTCTTCGCGCCGATATTCGCGGCGGCAGTACCGGCGGCAATGGCTTCGATCCAGTCGTTGATGAAGTCCTTGAGCTTGTTCGGGTCTTCATCAAACTTCGCTTTCAGTTGAGCAGGGTTGAGACCGCCCACGCCGTCAAGCGGCTTGTCGGGCAGGTCTGTTATAGCTGTCAGTTCTTCGGTAAATTTGGTAAACATATGTGCCTCCCTATTTCGCAAAGCCGGTGAATCTCACGCGGATATCTGCTGTAAGAACGGTGCATCGGGACTGTGCGTTCTCGTTGCAGAAGATGAGCTTGTAGAAGACGAACTTCTTCGCCTTGATCTTCTCGCGGTACATCTGCGGGTCGTACAGCTCGTCGAATTGCAGCGTGTCAAAGGCAAACTCGTTGAAGTCGAACTGGTACGCCTTTGTCGCTATCGTCTTCTGGTCGCATGTCTTCTTGTCGGTCTTGGCTGTAATAATCAGCTCTGTGTTGCTCTCGGGCTTTACGCCTACCCATGCCATAGCCGAGTATTTGCGCATGTAGTCCTGATTGAACGACATGGAGCCGGATTCCCAGTAGGCGGAAATCACGTCGCCGTCGTCGTTCATATAGTCAGAGCTGAAATGCTTGACCTTCCCGTCCGGTGTGCCGATGTACAGCTCTTCGCCGATGTTCGCCATGCAGGAAACAGGGAAGTCCGTGTAGTGGCTCCATGCGTCAGCTGCGTAGTTATAGACCAGTGCGTCGCCGTTGTAGCAGACGTAATACTCCTGCGCGTCGTTATCGTCGTAGCAGTAGCACTTCTCGGTGACGTAGCCCTGCAATGCCGCCCATACGCGGTCTGAGATGCGCTTGGCCTGACGTTCGTCTCTGGTGAGATTCGACGTGTAATAGCTCGAGTTCTTCCACTCGTACAGGTCGTTGCCGAACAGCGTGTACGGGCTGTTCATTACAAGCCGCACCTGACCGGGAGCCGCGTTGCCGATTGCCTTGTTGACAGGCGTCACATAGAAAGCCGGAATGTTTAGTCCCTCCGCCAGCGTCATACTGGAGGAAGAAATGCTCCATGCGCTGTCCTTCTTGTAGCAGGCAAGGCTTGAGTAGTGGCGGATCATGCCGGTAATCGGCGTGTTCTCGTCGCCTACAAGCGCCTCATACAGGTCGGGGAAGTAGTCTGCCCTCGGCTTGCCGTTGTAGTCGATGCCGGAATAGATTGTCTTGTTCGTCCCGTCTCCGTAGAGGAAGATGCGGGTGTCCTGCGTTCCTGCGAACAGCTCGGCGTATCGCATGTGCTCCACGTCGGTTCGGAAGTTGTTGCTTACGCTGTAGCCAACCTCGAAGCGGTTTGTCGTCTGAGGGATAACCTGCGGGACGGAGGAGAAAATGATCTTGCCGGTGTTCTCGCCGTTGACCTGCTCCACGGTATAATCAGTTCCCGCTACCAGTCTCGTCGGCGGGACTGTGACGAAGTCGTCAACGTAGTCAACGCTTGCGGGAATTTCGGGGAGCCAGAACGTGCTTCCGGTTCCGTCCGGTGAAAGCCACACGCGGCGCTCACCACACAGCCGGTTCACATTCTCCAGCAGGCCGCTCATGTCCGTGACGTTTTCCGGCGCAATGCTCGTCTTCACCAGCGGCCTGTAGCCGTGGACAGTCGCAAGCACAGCGTTGCCGCCGCTCCACTCCTGATACTGCGTGCCGTCAAGGATATACGCTTTGTTTTCAAAGCCTAAGACGAACACGTCGCCGTCAGTGTTGACAGTGCCGATTTCTACGGCGCTGAGCGTTACGTCGCCATCTTTCCAGAATTTGTACATCTTCCCGTCGCAGGCTCCGAGCATGTACTCAGTGCCGCCGACGTAGCCGACCCACAAGCCCTTGACTGGCTCGTCAGTACCAAGGTTGAGCATCGTCTTTGTGCCCGGCCTGCGCTGCAAGTTCCTGTCACGGGTAACGCGGAAATTGTTCATCGCGGCGGCTTCGCCCATCTTGAGCTTTGTGTCGCCGTCCGGGTTCTGATTCAGGCCAAGAAAAGCCTTGATCTGAAATACCTTTTCATTTGTCGCGGCTTTAATCTCTGCCATGTCCTACCCTCATACGAGACCTCTTGTCTCTCCCGTTCTGTTGATTTCTCTCTGCATGCTGCCGTATCCGCTGCCGGTCGGAACCTCCGGTTTGATGCCAAGGTCCTGGATGGCGCCTTCCTGCGGCATTCCGGGCAAAGCCTCCAAGCCTCCAGCCGCCTGCGGCATCTGCGGCATCTGTGCCATCTGTTGCGCGGCGTCGCGCTCCTTGATCTTCTTTTCAAGCAGGGCACGTCTGCCGGGGATTCTGTCGTCAGGCACACGCTCCAGATAGTCGATGATGTCGATATGCCCGTTTACAAGCAGGTTGTCCAGCGTCTGCGTCGCGGCAATCTCGCTGTAATACGTGCTTGCGCCGACGTCCAGCTTGAGCAGTACCGGGTGCTTCTTCAAAAGCTTGAAGTCGAACAGAACCGGCACTTCCTCCGGCACTTCGAGGTCGGGGTTCATCTGCCGCGCAAACATGACAGCCTCGCGCTCTTTGCTGGTGATGGGGGAGTCCACGTACCGTTTGCCGTAATACTCGCCCATGAATTCAAGATAGATGCGGAACATGTCTTCCATGCTCTTGTAAAGGCGGATCTTCGTCATCTCAGACGGGGTGGATGCCGCCCTCTGCAAGGCGATGATAGCGGAAGTATTGTCCGGTCTGGTGTCGCCGAGCGCAACGCTGGTAGCGCCAAGGCACTGCTCAGACTGCTCGACGGCGAGCTGGATGTACTGGCTCACCTGCGGGGAGATGGGCGCGGGGTCAATGATCTTGGCTACGTTGTCCACGTTGCCCGTCACGCCGATTGCGCCGCCAACGCGGTTGTCCCAGCGCTTGACTCTGGTCGTGTCATAGACCACCTTCGAGAAGGCGGCTCTCAGAATGCTGACCATCGTCATCGCCCACGACTTGTTGACGAATACCTGGTTCGGGATCTGGCCCGTAATCATGGCCTGCCCGTGGTAGCAGTCAGCAACATCGTCCCAGCTCATCCAGTTAATCGGATAGAGCTTGATGTCCATGCAGGTCGGCTTCTTGATTTCGGCGTTTCTGGTGCTTTCGTAATACCATATTTCCCCGTCGTCTGCCCGCCAGAACAGGCAGATAACCGTAACAAGCCCGTCGTTGTACTTCGCCGCGTCGAGCTTGTTGTTGTCCTCATCGTCCTGCGTGATGAGCTCCACGTCCTTGCTGCCGTTTGCGTCAGCCCTGAGCATTACGTCGCGCACGGTCTCGCGCTTCGTAATGATGATCCACGGCTGTTTCTGCACGCGCTTGTCA